GTCCTACCCCCTTTTCCCCTCAAAAACGCACCCCCCCTACCCTAAAAGTGGCGTTTTTAGCGTAAAAACGGCACTTTCTGCCTTTTCAGGTCAAAATCGCCATGCCGTTTTCAGGCCAAAATCGCCACTTATGGCGTTTTCAGGCCAAAAACGCCACTTTTGCGATTCCCCGGAAACCTAAAACGCGCGCCCAAAACGGCCTTTTTAGCCTAAAAACGCCACTTTCCTTGTTTTCAGCCTAAAATCGCCATGCCGTTTATAGCGTAAAATCGCCATTTGTGGCGTTTCTGATACGCAAACGCCACTTTTTCGACTTCCTGAAAACTCTAGCCCAGTTTCTTACGCGCGATCAGGTCGCGCATGGTCTTCCGATCATGGCACTCGCCACACAACGGTTGCAGGTTCGCGCGCGCGTTATCCCCGCCATCGCGTAGGGGCACGATGTGGTCAACCTCCACCGCAGGCACAGGCACGCCCCGCGCCAGGCAATGGCGGCACAGGGGTTCAGCGTTCAGGATCACCAGCCGCAGCTTGCGCCACGCTGCGCCATAGCCACGCTGGCTGGCCGTGCCGCGCTTCTCATCGTGCCGTTGCTGGGCATTCACCCAGGCGCGGGGCGCGGCTGCCTTGCCCGCGTTGATCCGCAGGCGGGGTGGGAAGCGGCGGGGCTCGGTCACGCATCCACCTTGCGGTAGCCCGCTCGCCACAGGGCGCGGGCGATGGCGCTCGCCGTGGCCTCTACGGCCGCCTCATCCAGCTCCGGCCGTGCAGCGTGTAGGCACTCATGCACCAGCACATCTAGCGCCCGCTGCCCTCGCAGGGCGCGCCGGACTTGGATGAGCGGGTGGCGGCCCGCAGGTAGCCAGCAGCGGCCCCAATCGGTTCCCATCACGCGCGCAGGCTCAAACCGCACACGCCAAACCCGGCCAGCGATGCGTGTGCGGAACTCATCGCCCTTCACGGCATCACCTCTAGCCGCGCTTCCCAGTTGCGACCACGGCGGCGGCTCATGGGCTCGCCCACATCGATCACGATGATGGCGCTACCCCATTGCGATGTATCGCGGCGCGACATCCACCCAGGCTGAAGCGGGCCGCAGGTGCCCGCGTTCGCGTACCAGTAGGGGAGCGGGATGGATCGGGTGCGCCTGCATTGCGTTGGCGCAACTGGGCGGTGGGTATGCCCGCGGATGAACAGCCGGTGTGGCGCTCCGCCGGTGGCGTTGAAAAACTGCAAGGCTTCTAGTTCGTCGGAGTTCTGCCCCACATCGAAACCATGCGTAGCCACGATGGGGCCAAGCTCAAGGCACCCGTTCCGATCCTTGCGGTATGGGGTCCAATGCCACCGCTTTGCTTCGGTTGCAAACGGTTCGGCGTGCATGAAGTCTGCCACGGCCCGCAACGCACGCGGGATGCGGCGGGGGTCTTGGCTCCGTAGATTGTCATCGTGGTTGCCCTCGGTGATGTGGCACCGTGCTTTGCGCGGCAACACCTCGCGGATCGATTTCAGGAACGCGGCCGCGTGCCTGTACTCGTCTAGCAGCGAATGCCCAGCCTCGTCGGGGTGCACGCTCGCTGCGCTGGCTTCGAACACATCACCAAGGTGGATAAAGTGCGTGATGCCTTTCAGATCGGCAAGAGTCTTGAGTAACCAATGGTGCGTAGCCATTGGGGTGTGCGGCGAATGCGTGCAGCTAATCGCCGCAACTTTCAAGGCTCCGGCTCCGCATTCATGGGCGCGCGCTCGGCAATCATCGCCAGCACACGGCGCGCAAACTCGGGCGCGTCGCTGGGGCGCAGCATCACCGCCCACTCGGTGTCCCCGTCCTGGCGCATCATCACAAATGGCACGGTTCCGGGTGTTGCGTCGCGCTCGGCTTGCTCAAGAAACTTCAGCGCGCCGATGGCCGCGTACCGCTTCACCTCGCAATGCAGGCCCGGCAGGCCCAGTAGATCGGCATCACCGGCGGCACCGCAGAACTGCTGCGCTCGGCGCGCCTCGCTGGCGTTCCAATGCTGCTGGAGAACTGCGGCTGCTTCGCGCTCGCCTGCCTTGCCCTTTTGCCGTGAATGGCTGCCCATGCGGTCATCCTCTCACAGTTTTTCACGCGGGATGGAAATACGCTTCGCCACCGTCATCGCGGTAGCGCATCCGGCCGCTGTACCACCACACTCCGGCCTTGTCGGGGATGTAGATCGCTTCCGTGTAGACATCGCGCCCGATGTTTGATGGAAGTTCCTCGCAGCACACGCCCATTACCACAGGCACGCGGATTTCCAAATCCGTGCCATCGACCTGCACGCGGTCACCGTCACATGGGCCCCACCGCAGTTGCACTTCCTCCATGCCCGGCATTATCCCGCTGCCGCATTCGTGGCTCGTCATTTCATCACCTCGCGCAGCTTCGCGCGCAGGTGCATCGCGTGCGCCTTGCGGAATATCGCGGCAACCAAGCGCGCGAACTCTCGCACCTCGTTAGGGTCAGGTGGCCGCCGGTGCAGGCTTCGCGTGGCGGTTTGGATGTCATCGATGCCCAGCGCGATGGCCGCGGCCGATGGTTCGACCTGGCACACCCGCACGATCACGGCAAGGGCGGTGATGCGCTCGCGCTGGTGGCGGCGCAGGTGGTCCCGGTAGGCGGCCATGCTGGCATCGTTCCCGTACCCGAACTCAAGGGACGCAAGCGCCATCACCACCTGCCACGGTTGGGCGCTCGTGGTTCCCATTTATGCATATTCCCTTCGATTCCGATAACTAATCCGATAGGGCTGGGTTGTTTTTTTCTTTTTTCTCTCTCCCTTTAGGGGAGAGAAAAAGGAAATAAAACAGCCCTGCCGCCCTAATTTCGCCATTTGAAATTGGGCCAAAAACCTAATTAGTATCGGACCTTCCCTCATCGTGTTACACGCTGTTACGCGTCTCCGTTTGAATTATTCACGGCGGCGGGGTGGGTTCGGCGCACCCACACCACGCCCTTGGTGCTGCCCTGCTTCTCAATCAACCCGCTACCCAGCGCCAGCGTTCGCAGGCTCTCGGCGCGGCCCTTGGTCAGCTTCATGGCCTCGGCCGTGGCTCGCAGCTCCGCGCCGCTCATGGCTTCACGATCCAGCCACACCGTGGCACCGTTGGCCTGCTTCGTCTCAACCCTGAAACACTCCTCCACGAACCGTTGGGCGCTCCACCCGTCATCGTCTGCATCCTTCTTGCCTGGCTTGGCCAAGTCTTTGGGATCAAGGTGCGGGGCCATGTGGAACAGGGGATAGGCCCAGCGCAGCACGCGCGGCTCAATGGGGGCGAAGGAACGCACGGCCGCATCCAAAACCACATGGCCCTCCTCGCGGTGGTGGCGAAGAATCAAGTGGCTATCAGCAGCGCGGCTCATCGAACCAGCGCCAGCGCCCACATCGGTCACACCCTTACCGGCTTGATCGCCCTTGCTGGTGTGGTGAATCATGACGAACGCGCAATCCAGCGTGCGCGCCCACTTATCCACTTGGTTGTAAATGCGCGCCATGCTCCCGTTGTCGTTCTCATCCGTGCGCGCTGGCAGGAAGCGGTAGAACGCGTCGAGGATCACCACCGTGTACTGCCCAGCGGCGCAATGGTCGAACAGGCGCGCGCCCAGCCCGTCAAAGTCCACTAGGTCACCGCGTAGGTTCAGGATGTCGAGCCGATCCGCCAGCGACTCAAACGGGATGCCCTGCGCCGCGCACAGCTTCGGGATGCGATCCGCGCTTGTCTCGGGGTGCAACTCGTTATCCACGATCAGCACGCGGCCCGCCTGCGGGATTTGGAAACCCATCCACGGCTCGCCCCTGGCAACGCATATGGCAAGTTGGTTGACAAGAAAACTTTTTCCCATCTTGGGGCTACTGATCAGGTTCAGGGTTTCGCCCGTTCGCAGCAGCCCTTCGATGACCGGCCGCCGCAACTCGGGGCACCGCGCCACAAGGGCGCAGATAGGCACAGGCTGCAAGCGTGCCGCCGGGGCGGCTGGCGGGGGCTCCACGGCCTGCACAGCCTCTGCGGGCCCGCTTACGGCCTTCCGCTCGGCGGCAAACGCGTTGGGTATCTGCCGCTGGTTCAGGTCGATTAGTTCATCCGCGGTGAGGCCCAGCGTGGCCGCCCTAGCCATGATCCGCGGCCCGGCCTCGGCAATCGACCACCCGCGCGCCTTCATGTCACAGGCAACCGTAAAGACGGTGGTGCGCCTGCCCTGGCGCATCACAAAACCTTCCTCAAGGAAGCGCCTAGACAGGTCGGAGAGCGATCCGGCCGCCGGTGTGGCCGCTGGGGGCATCAACACCGTCCCACCCTCCTGCGGGGCGGGGAACTCGTCTAGCGTCCATATGTGATCGGCTTCGCTTTCATGCACCACGCACAGCGGTTGCTCGGGGTACTTCCAGTTGTGGAAGCCAGGCACGCGCATCACCCGCGGCGCATCGGTCACGCTGGAATCGGAACCCAGCCGGTGGGCCAATGCCTTTTGGTATCGCGTCCACTCGGCTAGGTCGGTCATCGGCTCGGCCAGCCGCCACCACGCATGGATGCCGCCGCCCGTCTTCACCACCACGGTGGGTTCAGGGATGTTGGCCTCACGCCACGCCATGCGCGCTTGTTCAACGGTGGTACCGCCATCGAAATCGGCGAACAGGCACCTTGCCAACGCCACATCGGTGGCCTTGCCGCCGCGGCCGCTCCGCGGGTTGGCCCCGAAATAAACATGCTGCCCCTTCGCCACCGTCGCGGCAAGCTGCGCGATCACGCGCGATGCCTTCGCCTGCGGCACCCAATCGCGTAGCCCACCTGCGCCGCCGATGGTGCGGAACTCAATCAGGTCATTGGCTTCGAAGATCAGGCCCAGCAGTTGGTACGCGGACTCAATCGCCGCGGCTGCTGCATCTGTGGTGGTCACTTGGATTCCCCAAAGCAATCCCAACCCTTCGAAGCTGCAAACGCGTTGGGATCGATGTACATGCGCGAAAGCGTTCTGCGCAGGGCATCACGATCTGCACGCAATTCCGCCATCTCTTGGCGAATCTGCGCGGTCTTCTGATCGTCGTTCCGATCCGTTTGCACGCGCTCGAGGTAATCGTTCCGCTTCCTGAAATCCTCGCACCGCTCGCGCAGGTAGTCCGCGCGCTCCTCCCACACCTTCGCTTGCTCGCGCAGGGTCGCAATGGCCGCGATGGCGCGGGCAATCAGCCCGTGCGGCTTGGTGCATAGGCGCTGCAAATCGCGCAACAGCGCGTCATACGGTTCCATTCGATTCCCTCTGCATGGTGTGCATCGGGTTCAACGCGTCACGCGGTACCCAATGCTCGGGGCGGTTGTAGTAGGTTTGTAGAAACTCATCGCGGCGCGCCTCGTGGCCCCACATCCACCCGGCCAGCCTCACCTGGCCGTAGCTCTTGGCGAGGCTCGTGATGGCCAGCACATAGCGCCTATCACCGTGATCGCGTGGACGCACCACCAGTTGCCCGTTCATCCAGCCGGTGGAGCGCACCTCAATGTCCGGCTCCACATCTACTGCGCCCTTCACATACTGCACAGATGGTTGGTAGCCGCGCACGCCAAACCACTTGGCCACGGCTAGTTCACCAGCAGCGCCGCCAAACTCATGTTGCTCGCGCTCGGTGAAAATCCGATCCATGATGCACGCGTGGTTCAGCCCGTTCGCTGCACCAAACGCCATGCGCGCCTCGGCCACGCGCTCGCATAGTTCAATTTCCGCGTCAGTAAGTTCCACCGTAACCATCGGCATCCTTGCCGCGGATAGAATCCGCTACAGATGTTGAGAAGTAACCCCATAGCCGGGGCGGCGAGAACTCAACCGCCCCGGCCTTTCCGGGGGTTCGTTAGAAGGGAATTCCATCCGCGCCGGGCTGCACCGCCTTGCGCCCAGGCTTCGCGGCCGTGGCCGTGCTGCGCTGCTGGGTGGGGCGGATGAAATCGCCCGCCTTGGCGCGCCCGTTCTGCGAGTGGTACACGCGCAGCAGGATTTCGCGCCCCTCAAGGTTTGATTCCTCAAACCTCTTGGTGGCCGTATCGATGTGCGGCAACATGCACGCGTCCAGCAGTTCGTTCAGGCGCAGGATGCGCGTCACCGCGATGTCCTCAAACACCTTGTACCGCTGGCCGCCGGTTTCGATGTCGAACCACAGCGTGACCACCAACCCGCGTGGATTGTCGGGGGTCTTCATGTTCTCAAACGGGCTTTCACGCCCTTCGGCCTTGCTGATCGTGGCGGTAAAGGTGCCTTCGGGGCATGGCCCGCTACCGCCGCTCTTGCGTGCCTTGTCTTCACCGCTGCCGTGAATTAGATCAATCATTCCGAACCTTTCTCCAGGCGCTCGGCCTGAACTTGAAGTGCCTTCAAAATCAACCCATCCACCTCGGATGGGTCGGTACCCAAATCAACCGTCTTTCTTGCCGCGGTCACCGCCTGCTTTGCGCTCCATCGGATGCCAACCGATTTGGCTTTCTCGGCGATGGATTCGGCTAGCTGCTGGATGCGATCCGGCGCGCTCGGCGGCGGTGGCTGCTCCACCACCACCGCCGATGCGCTGGGAAGCGATACCGTCGTTCGCTCCGCTGATTGGCTCACACGGGCATTCAGCGCCGCCAGCGCGCTATCTGCCTCCACCACGGTGGTGGCTTCGGCTAGTTCCTCATCGCCCTCGGTGGCACCGCTGAACCCAAAAGCGGCTTTCAGGCAATGCGCTTCGGCGCGCGTTCGCAGCATGTGCAGTGGCTGGGTGCGCCAGTTTGGGCTTGATCCCTTGAACTCCGAAAGCCAGCAGGTGAACTCAAACTCCCCGCCTTCCGTGGTGACTACTTTGAATGTGCAGGAATCGATACTTCCGCTTGCATCTTTGTGATAAGTACACACGCCGGAGCGGTAGCGCCCCGATTCACGGGCCAGCCTGCGCCACCCGTCGATGGACACATACAGGCACAGGCGGCCGCCGAACGCCAGCGGGTACACCTCGCGCCGGAGCGGATCAAGGCCGTAGGTCTTCATCATGGCCGCCAGCGCCATTCGATCCACCTGGCTTGCGTTGCGAGGCATCACCTGTTCGATCACGCGTTCGATGTGCGCGGCGTTTGAAACGGTTGCTAGTTCACTCATCGCGCAAGCCCTTCCTCAAGTTGGCGGCGCGCCCAATTCGCAAGCCCGATGCGTTCGATGCGATCGGGGTAGCCCGGCCATGTCTCGGTTTCGCGGCACACCTTGTAGTCCGCGATCAACCGCCGCATGTCCGCTTCGAAATAATCCATGTCGGAATCGTCCATCGCGTACACGGCCACGCCGTGGGGCGCGGTGTTCTCGACGCACAGGAACGCAAACCCGCTCACATTGAGCCCAGCGATGCGCGCCACGCGTCGGTAGAACGCGGCCTGCAACCCGTAGCCAAGGTTCCACAGGGCGGATTTGAAACCGGGATAGGACGCGTCGCGGCAAGTTTTCAAGTCGATCACCCAGCCGGTGGCGGGGTCATACCCATCCAGCCGCGCCTTCAACTGTGTGCCTGTGTGCGGGTCTTCCGCAAACACGGAAAGTTCACGCTGGGTAGCCATCTCCAGCATGGCGCTGCACGAGTTAGACGCATGAACCGCGGCAACCATGCCTGCCACCGCCTCGCCCTGGCTGGCATCCAAAATCAGTTTGTGCCCGTTCAGGACTTCGAACGCGCGGAACTCGGCCTTGCCTGCGGTGGTGCGCTTGTCGCACTTCGGCGCTACCGCCACCTCGGCTTCGTACATGTCCGGGGTCAGGATCGCGGTATGCACAGCGGTGCCCATGTTCATCGCGTCATTGCTCTCGCCATTCTCCATTTGGTAGCGAGCGTGCAGCGGTGACTTGGCAAGCATTGCCTTCATAAAGGTGGATGACAGGGCAGGCACCGCGTGGTATGCCTCTGCCGGAACATTGTGCATTACTCCGGGTGTAAACATTACGGTTCCCATTACTTGCCCTCCGTTGCAAAGCGGCTCTTGATTCGGCCCCACAGTTTCGATGGCCTGCCCCACTCCAAATCCTCAGCGTGAACTTCGCGGGTGTAATCGCCCTGCCCGGTGATGACCAGCGGAAAGCGCTCGGATGCTGGGCGCTTGCCCTCTAGGATCGATTCGCACACCCGCAAAATTTGATTAGCGCGATCCGGGAAACTCCACAGTTCGACGGATTCAAGTGCGCGACGAATATCCCCAGCGTGGGCGTTTGCTACCAGTTCAATAATGGTTGCTTCGCGGGTATCACCCAACGCCGCGAAATGCTGGATAGCAATTCCGATGTCTTCGTGCGCCTTGCCGCTAGTACTCAACCGTGCAACCTTTTCGTTTCGATTCATGCTGCAACCTCGGGCACCGCGACCCCCGCCCAACGATGCATCCGAAACGCAGCGCGTTCGTTCGTGGGCGGGGGCCGTAGTGCCTGAAATGGTGTATGCGCTGCGAGCCATCGGATGCGCAAACAATGTTGCACAACCGCGCGCGCTTGTCAAGCCCGCTATTCGCCGCTGTTTTTGCCAAAAATGCGCTTGGCTGTATCCACCACGCTACTGGCCACGCCGGTGATGGCCTCGGCCACGGTGCCCAGGCTTGCGCCTGTCCCCTCTACGGGCTGCCACTTGCCCAGCGGGCAGGTAGCCCCGGCGAGGGTCAGTTTTACGGACAGCGCCGCGCGGCGGTTGGAACCGCACCCGCACTTGGTACACCAGCCAATGCCACCGGGATCGGTAGCGCCCTCCACCACCTCGGCGCGGCCTTCGCACGCTCGGCAAATGGCCGCGCGCTCACCCTGCACTTGGACGCTTGCCGGGCCTTGGGTGGCGTGCCTGCGCTCCGCAGCTAGATAGGCCGCGGCGCGCGATGCGAAACCATAGTTCACAGTCTCACCGATGGCCATCGGCCGCTCGCCCTTGACCACGCGGTGCGGGCATTGCTTGCACACGCCTGCGCTGGGGCGGCCGCCGTAGTGGTTGGCGGCGCAGCAGCCGCCGCCAAGCACGCCGCAGTCGCTCCAATGGTCGCATTCGATCATGTGACTACAAGGGTTCCGAAGGTAAGCGTGTAGGTGCCTAGTGGCGATGAAGCGCCACACTTTGAACCATTTTCGGTTGCAGTACCTCCGCAATCCACAGTCCACGAAAAATAGTTTGGCGAACATAATCCGCCATTCACCAATTCACACGATCCGCTTGCAACCGATAGGTCTGCACAATCGCACGCGTCACAGGAACCAAGTGGGGCAATTGGGTATCCCGCTGCGTTGGCGTTCATGTACCAGCACAATGGCGAGTCACCGCATGTGATGCAAACCGCCGCATTGATGGTGTAGTTTTGGCACACTAACCCAACAGCACACACCCCAACTTCGCACGCGGAAAAAGTTCCGATACCGCAGGCAATGCCTGTGTAGCGCGTAGTTGATCCGTCGCAGGCTTTGGTTAGGGTGAAAGTCTTTGAAACCGTGATGTTGGTGCCGCCTGCGGAACAATCTTCGCCAATGCATTGATCAGAGCATGATTCATAGGTGCCCGTCCATGTCGCTGAAATGGTGGATGGCAATCCGGCACACGCTGGACATGCACCGCAGCAGCAACCCGCCATCATCATGCTCACGGGTTAGCCCTTGGTGCCGCGAATCCATCCCGCGATGGTGCCCAGCGGAACGATGTGCCCCGCGATGTAGCCGATGGCAAGGCAGGCGAAGGCGGCCCAGGTCGAACCGATCAGGGATTCAGCGGATGCGATGTAGTACATGGCTTGGGTTCCTCGGTGCGCTTCCAAGCGGCTTCCCACACGGGATCGCTTGCGCGCTTTGCTGCAATGTATTCCCGGATCGTGGCCGGATTGCTGTTTTCCATCACATCACGGGCCAATGCCGCATCTCGCAGGCTTGGCCGCGGAATCCAACCCAGCGCCACGCGTATGGCTGCGCCTATCCCCGTCTGCCACAGGATGGCCGCCACGGCCACGAGGGCGGCCGCTGCTGCGATGTAACCAAGTAGCACCGCCCACCATGGGGTCTGATCCTCCACGCCCGGTAGCGCCTTGTGGATGGCTCCGGCGGCCGCTTCGATGTGCTGGGCTTCAACCACGATGGCAGCCGCATCGGCCACCACCTCGGTTTGGGTAGACACGCTCCCAATGTGCGTGGCAAGCCTGGCGATGGTTCCGGCGCGTTCACCGGCCTCGCTGGCCGAAACTGCAATGGCCCGGCTGGGGCTGCACGCGGCGCAGGCGATCAGCAGCAGGAAGACCAAACAGCGGATCACCGGCGGCCCTCTAGCCGGTCAAGGCGCACCGCAATACTGGTCAGGTTTTCGCCGTGCTTTGAATCGTTCGCCGCGCCTAGCACTTGGCTCTTGACCAAATCGCCCACGATTGCGCGCAGCTCCGTTAGATCGCGGTCTTGGCGCTCCAAGATCGCATCTTTTCGGCCCATCGTTTGGAAGATGCCGCCCACGCCAACCACCAGTACCACGAGTTGCACCACGCTGATCACGGTGCCCAAGGTTGTGGGCTGCTGGTGGCGGGGGCCAATGGGGGGAACCGGGCTCACGCGCAGGTTCCATCCACCGCGTTCGGCACGCTGAAGAAAAACAGGTTTTCGCCAGTTGCGCGCGCGGTGGCGTACATCATCACCACCGTATTGTTGGCGATGGCCTTGAAACTGAACCCAGCAGGGATGTTGGCGGTGGTAATGCCAGGGCCAAGCGTGGTGGTAGCGCCGATCATCTGCGGCCCCTCGCACCCATTGATGGCCTTCCCCTTGGTGGCGATCAGGGAAGACTTGCGGCGGTAGGTATCGCTGGTGTTGTAGGTGCCCGTTGTGGACACGCTCACCTCTTCCCAATCGTATTCCCACGCAACTGGCTGCGCGGCGGTGCCGCCGATGGTCGCGGTCTTACCCGCAATGGCCGTGCTGCCAGTAATGCGCGCCATGAACACCACAACCGGCGGCGGTGCGGACTTGGGCCCGCGCTGCCCCTCTCCGTTTATGCGGTTGATGGTGTCCGCAATGGTGCGAACTTGGTTCGGTGACCAGGGGCCAACATTCCCGCGGGTGACACCGTTCACAAACATCAGATGCCCGTTATGCCGATGCCGCTGAAGGCGCTCGTGGTTGGGAACGGCTGCCGGAAGAACACGCATAGCGCGTTGCTCATCTCACCATCCGGCACGGTGGTTGGCGCGCTGCCGCAGGAATCGGTTTTCTTGCCCTTGATCACTTGGCCATCGGGGCCGCGCTTGGCGATCTGCCGCAGGTGGTAGCCATTGTCATAGACAAATGAGTAGACGATTTCATAGGTTGCAGCGCCCACCCGCGTGATGCTGCAACCAGTAAACAGCAGCGTGTCAGTCGGGAATGAGTAGGGGCCAATCGTAAAGCTGGCGCTGTTCCGGTTATTGATGAAGCCAACCGGCGGTGTGGGCCGCCCGGCAACCACATTGCGAACGCTCACCTTTGCAACATTGTTGAAATAGGTGATGGGCTCGCCGCCCGAATCAACCTTGGTGCCGCCGATGTCAGTATCGGCTGGGGTGGACTTGTTCGCGGGTGCGGTTGCGCCAACCCGGTACACATCCACACCCTCGCCACTCAAGCTGTACTCAATGGCGGTGAAACCAACCTCGCGCTCCACCTTGTTATCCGTGGTGGTGGTGCCATTGTCCGCGGTCTGTGAGTCGAAAGTAACGGTGGCCTGCCACACATAGCCGCCATCATCAACCATTGCCAGCGAGAAGCTTGGCTGCGTCACGCGGCCCGAAAAGAATGAACCTTGGTCGGTGATTGCGCCGCCGCTGCCGCCGTATTCGGTGGGGAACAGTTTCGCAATTACGGTGGCGCTGCCAAGGATGTCGCTGGCCGTGAGCGCCTGCGCGGCCGCCTCGGTGATCACATATTGCGCGCTGCCGCTCCACTTGCCGCGCTCAAAGTTGATGGTGGTTCCACCGGCGCGCTGGGCAATGTTTACGGTGATAGGCATTTACACGGCTCCCGTTGCTGCTGCGAGTTTCGCCAGGTGCGTGGCGCTGGCCTGCGTGGCCTTGGCGGTGGCCTCTGCGGGCTTGGCCAGTTTATCCAGCCCGCTCGTGGTGCCAGCCATTTTCACGCTACCAACGGCGCTTTGGATGCTTTCGATGTTGGAAACCGCGGTGGTCTTGGATGCACCGGCTTCGGCTGCCTTGAGTTTCTCATTCAACGCGCGCGCGTTCTCTTGTTCCTGCGCGTCAAGGCCCAACCGATCCATCTTCTTTTGAAACAACTGTTCCTCGGTCATCGTGCGCTCGTCTAGCGCATCCTGCAATTCCTCCATGAAATTGATCACGGATTCCTCGCGGCGCTCCTCGGCGGCGGCGCGCATTTCGGCGCGCTTGGCTGCTTCCTCCTGTGTTTTCAACCGCTTCGCTTCTGCGTCTGCCAGTTCATCGGCAATCATCTTCTCGCGTTCCTGCCGCTGTATTGCCTGATCCTGCGCCGCGCTCGTGGCTTCAAATGCCGCGCGCAGCTTCTCGCGCGCCGCCAAGATTTGCGGCCCGGTGGCGTTTTCTTTCGCCATCTGATCGTTCAACTGCTTCTCAAGTTCCGCCAGGCGCTGCGCTCGCTCCACGCGGGTGCGCTGTTCGTCGCTCACCGCGGCGGCTAGTTCGCGCTGCTTCTCCAAATCGGCAACCATCTTGGAACCCACGGCAAGCATCCGCTCATTTCGCGCGGCATCGTCGCGGCTGGCCTTTTGCCGCGCTTCCATGTCTCCGCTCTCGCTCTGCCCAAGCATCTTTCCGATGGTGCCCACCACCGGGATGCTTTCGAGGGTCTTGGCTAAACCATCGCCGATGGCGTAGGCGATGTTCGCGCCGGTTGTGTTGAAAATCGGATTCTTCAGCGTGTCATCAATGCTCTTTAGCAGCGTGTCCGCAAGCTGGATTCCAAGAAACCCGCCGATGGCTTTCCCCATCGAGTTACTCCAAGACTTCATGCCCTTGGAAATGGCCTTCTCAATACCGCTCACCTTGTCCGTGGTAGCGGATTCCACCTTCTTCCACCCGGCGATGTACTGATCGGATTCAAGCGTGATACGGGTTTTGAACGCTGCGACATTACCCATTGCGCTTTCCTCCAAACATGGCGCGCAACTGCTTCACCGCATCCAGCGGCGCGCCCTTGGGCTTGTCTTCATAGGGCATGAAATCCGCCACCTTGAAAGGTGTGCCGCTGGTGCGGTGGCAGTTCGCTACGGTGCTGGCGATGATCGCGGAACGCAAATCGGCGCGCGTATCACCGAAAGGCTGGATGGCGTTGTATGCGATCCATTCGGTTAGTTCGCGGCTCGACATGGTTTCCTCTAGTTCCGCAACTGTGCGGCCCAACGCAAGCGCCAACTGAAACATGAACCTGCGTAGCGGCCGCTCAATCAGTTTTTTTCGATGGCTTCCTTGTCCTTCGCACCCATGCCCGAAAGACGCGTGGCGATGTCGTACAACTCATCAATGACGGATGCGGGCATGTCCCCAATGGCTTCGATGTCCGCGGCGCTGAACATCGGAGCGTCACCGTCATACGCGCACATGGCCACGAGGCTGGCGCGGATGTTGGTGAGGGTCTTTCCCTTGGCGCTCCAAATCCGCTGCTCCCATTCGTCGCGCTTGCCTGCGGTGAGCCCGCGCATGGTCACAACGCCAACTCCGGGCACCGTCACCTGCTCGGTGGGGACGGTGGCCCGGAGAGCGAGAAACTTGGCTTTCAGGTCGCTCACGGTTTAGTCCACATCCGTGAAGGCAACGCTTCCGGAAATCTTGATGCTGATCGACGCGGTAACCGCCGAATCCATCGCACCCTTCACGCTGAAATCGGTCACAAACCCGATAAACGCGAAGGTTGCACCAAGATTTCCGGTGGTTCCGAAAGTGATCAGCCAGGACTTCAGCGCCGGGCGTGTGGTGGCCGCGGTCACATCCAGTTGGCCCAGCACGGTCACCTGCTGCGCGTCATCGGGATCAAGATTCACCTCAAGCGACACGGTGCCGCTATCGATCAGGCCCGCCGCGTAGGTGCGAAACTGGTTGCCCAGGTTCGAAACATCGATGGTGTTGAGCTTGAGGCCATCAAGGTTTAGCGAAAGGATTTCGCCAACCGCTGCGCTTGGCGCTGAATAAGCGCCGCTGGCAAGTGGGCCAACCTTGAGCGTGGTTCCGAAACTCGTGAATGCGGCCATGTGCGTTTCCTCTCTGTGTTACCCGCCGGGGGTAGTGATGGTGGTGGGTGCAACCGATTGCGCGCGGTAGTAGGCATCGACCGATACCACCGCGATGTGGATTCCCGTTTCCGTGCCTTCTGCGCCCACATCATAAGTTGATGTGATGCCGTTTTCACGGATTTCATGGATGGTTGTGCTGCTTGCCGTACCGGCTGCGCCATGCATTGCGCGGCGCACGATCTCGCCTAGTTCGCGCGCGGCCTTCAGGCTGGCCGCCACGCACTCGATGTTCATTCCCATACGGCGCAGGCAATCGGTGCGGGGGAATGACGGACTCACCGCCTCGTCAGTCTGCACCGTTAGCACGATGGCGGGCAGGGTTCCGGTGTCCTGGCGATACGCGGAAGTGATCCGGGATTCCGGCACCAGCGTTGTCACAGCGGTGTTCTGAACCAAGCCCTGGCGGATGGCTGCGATGATGGTGCTACTCATTTCACCCCATTCCGCGCCGCGGCTTTGGCCGCTAGGCGCTCAAAGACTTCGGGCAACTTTCGATTCAATTGGCTTTCGGCCGTGTACCGAAACCGCTTCAGGATCGAAAACGCCCCGTTGAACCCGCGGTAGGAACGCTTCGAATGGCGGCCGGACTCCATCAGGAACATGCCGGGGCCCCACGCCTTCAAGCGCAGCAGGTAGCCCACGCCGCGCTTCAGCTTGGCCACCTTGAAGCCCCACCCATCCTTGCCATCGCGCACAAGGGCTTGAATGGCAAGGTTTCGGGTAAAGCCCACGGGGAGTCCCTGCTTTCGATTCTTGTTCCACCAGCGGTGTTGCAATGCGCGTTGCAGGCTCTCGCCATCATGCTTGCCGGTGAGGGAATCGAAGTACTGGAGCAACGCCATTTGGGTTGGCTCGCCCATCTCCTGCAACACCTTGAGGACGGTGTCATCCAGTTCGCGGCCGGTCATCGCAAGGATGGTTTTCCGGAACTCCGGCATCCCTTCCACAATCAGGCGTTGGCGCGCGCTTGGCATTACTGGACGATCTCCGTAGCCATGCAATCAAGGAACTCTCGGCGCTCGCGCCAATCGGTCACGGTCACGATTTCCCACACCCGACGCGTCATCCCGCCCTCGGTCGATACGGTTTGCAACTGGCTGCGGTGGCTCACATTTGGATTCCACCGCAGGCGGATTCGATGCGTCACCACCTGGTCAAGTTGCTTGTGGTTCATGCGCTCGCTGGGGGTCGCGTCGCTGATCTCGGCAAACAGGATGGTTCCCGTGCCCGCCGCGTTCACCGTGCGGATCGGCTGCCCGTAGGTATCCAGCGCGGTAGTGGCCCCCAGCAGCTCGAGCGCCACGCGCATGTTGCCGGGGTTCACCAGTAGCCCCCGTCCTGATACTGCACGATCAACCGGCGCACGGTCATCGGGATTTCAACAGGTGCCGCAGCCATCGCCACGCTCGCGCGATTGTCGTACATGTGGCTGCATTGCAGCAGGCACGCGTGTACCAGGGCGCGGGGGATGTTCGCGGCCGCCGCACCATAGCCCGCCGTGAATGCCACGGACACATCAAGCGCCCCCTCACCAAGCGTGCTGGGCCACGATTGCGAACCCTTCAGGATCACCCGCCCAATGCCGTTGACGCTGAACGCGTTGTAGGCGCTCGCGGAAAGCGTTTGGGTGGCCCCGGCTGCGTCGGTGTAGGTGATGCTGGAAACCGAAATGAATGGCGAACGCGGCAACACGATTTCGCCATCGGTGGGGAACGCTTCCAGCGAATAGGTGAACGAACGCGTGATCAGCGCCCGCCGCGTTTCGTTTTCGATCACCTGCGTGGCGGCGAGAACCATATCGGCTAGCGCCGTGTCATCTTGGGTATGGAAGATGCGCCCGAAAACTTTGAAATCGGCCACGCTGATTGCCGTGGTGACTGCGCCGGTATCGTTCAGGTTCGTTCTCACGCCCAAACCCTCATGGGGGTAGATGGTGCAGGGTCAAGGATCGGAAGCTCCGCGGCTTGGGCCTCGGTCAGTTCGCCAGCCACGCGCAAGTTCGCATGAAAGCGGCTATCGGTTTGCGGTTGCCCCGTGGCTGCATCGATCCATGTAACGGGGCCAATCCATCCAATGTCGATGCGCTGCCCGTCCAGGCTGTGGCACTCGCCATCAATGCGCTGGACATCAACGCCGATGGCCGCGAAAGCCTCGGCCATCTGCGTTTCGGTGTTGGATCGCAGGTAGTAATCGGTCATGTGGTGAGGCTCTGAAGGGTTGCGGTTGGCAGGACGCTTGGCCAATACTTGATGGCCCGAATCGATCCATTCAGTAGCACCGTGGCATCGGTGATCGTGCTTCCATTGGTGGAAGTTCCACCCAACACCAGCCAGGTTGGCGCGGTCGAAAACGCGATGCTTGAGGATGTCGCAACCGTGCCACCATTCAGGGTCAGATTCACGGTGCTTCCGCTGAACGAAAACGCACCCTTGGTTCGCGCTCCGCTTGTGATGCTGTTGGATGTGGTCACCGAATTGGCGGCCCCGAAATCTGCAACCTTTAGGTTTCCAGCGGCAGCGGTTTGCTGAAGGTGCAGATGGCGGCCCGTTACATCGGAAGTGGAAAGCACGGTGCGAACCGTGCTAGTGATGTTTCGCACACCGCCAAACCAATCAGCGTAGAAGGTGCCAGTAGTGCCGCCAGTGAACCATGAAGAAAACCCGGTGCTGGCTGCGATGCAGGTATCTGCTGTGCGCTGCACGGTGCTTCCGACAGTTGGGATGTAAGACGATGCACCGGAACCTAATTCCAGTTGTCCGCCCCACACATAAAGAACATCACTAGAACCGGCGCTTGTGCTTTTGCTGCACACATACACAAATATCGTGGTGATTGTTGCCGATGTGAATTGAACCTGTACCCGAGTCCAGCCAGTATTCGTGTACGTGAGAATTGTTTGCGAAACCAAGTCGCCACCGCCAAACTCGAAAACTCGCTGTGTTGATCCTGCTGTGCCGCGAATCCAAAATGAGAATGTGTAAGCGGTATTTGCTAGAACCGTTACCAGTTGCGCTCTATAACAATACGCACTCGCGGCAAGCGCAATTTTGGTTGCGGTGTTTCCACCCGCAGGGTCAGTAACTTCGGTGGTATTCGCAGTCAAGGTAGTGTTTCCACCGACGGTCCAAGTACCTGTTGTGATGTTCTGCGAATTGGTTACAAGGTTTGTTGCAGTACCTTCAATTAGCAGCCCGCGAGGAGTCAGCGTGGTTGGGTCGTAGTCGAATCGAGGGGTGTTG